GGGAAAGCACGTGGGGTAATGGTGGTTCTTCTACTGTGTCTCTACGTACGTGGACCCAATCTAATTTTGGGGAAGACCTTATATTTGGTCCAAAGCGCGGTCAAGTATACCGGTGGGACGCTTCAAATGGAGTTACCACACGTGCATTGCTTTTGTCAGGTATTGGCGGTGCTTCTGATGTACCTACAATTCAGAATTACATACTTGTGTCTGACATAAACCGATTCGTATTTTGTTTCGGCCCCAATATTATTGGTACAACGACCCAAGATCCTATGCTCATACGTTGGTCGGATCAAGAAGATGTCTTGAACTGGACCCCCTCTGCAACAAACCAAGCCGGTAGTCTACGGTTGTCACGGGGTTCAGAAATAGTATCCGCGCACCAAGCTAGGCAAGCAGTAAATGTGTGGACTGATACTTCTATGTACAGCTTACAGTACGTTGGGGGGCAGATAGTCTGGGGCGCACAGCTTGTTGGCGAGAACATATCTATAGTCTCTGATAAAGCCGTGGCCTACGCCAACGGAGCTTCCTATTGGATGGGTAAAGACAAATTTTACACTTCAGATGGTAGTAGGGTCCAAACGTTAAAGTGCGATCTGTTACGACACGTATTCAGTGACTTTAATGCCCTACAAACAGATCAGATATTTGCTGGCACAAACGAAGAATACCACGAGATATGGTGGTTCTATTGTTCAAGTGATTCTGAAACCGTAGATCGGTATGTAATTTACAACCATCAAGACAAGATCTGGTACTATGGCACCCTAGCTAGAACCGCTTGGTTAGATTCTGGTATGCGAAACTTCCCGGTAGCCGCTACCTACACTAAAAATCTAGTCAACCATGAAGAAGGGATCGACGACAACGAGACAGCAACCACCATTGCCATTAGCTCGTACATAACTTCTGCAGAATTTGATATAGAGGATGGTCACAGGTTTAGCCTTGTGTCCAAAGTACTACCGGATATTACCTTTGATGGGTCTACAGCAGATTCTCCTGTAGCGTCGTTGTCGTTGCTTCCACTCCAAGACTCTGGTTCCGGCTACAACAGCCCTAATTCAGAAGGAGGTAACAGCAGCGGGACAATTACAAGGTCTGCTACTTCCCCCGTAGAGAAGTACACCAGCCAACTTGATATGCGCGTGCGCGGTAGGCAAATGTCTATTAAGGTTGAGTCTACAGCGGCAGGTGTGCAGTGGCAGCTAGGCTCTCCTCGTTTAGACACACGACCTGATGGGAGGCGGTAATGTCGTCAACCTTTAAAACAAGTATGGACTTTGTGTCTCCTCCATTGTCTTTTGCTCCAGAAGAATACGAATCAGGGTTTTTTAGTCAGAACAATGAAACGTTGCGGTTGTATTTTAATCAAATAGATAACACACTCAAAGATGCTCTAAAGCAGGAGTATGCAGAGTCTACAGCGTGGTTTATGAGCTAATGGCTAATAACTACAAAAACGCTAAACTAGATCTTACGGCTACTAGCGTAACTACTCTGTATACGTGTCCTACAGCCACTACCGCTATATTTAAGTCTATATTAGTCTCTGAAGATTCTGGTAATGCGGATACTATAACAGTTACTGTAACCAATGGGTCTTCAGTGTTCAGTCTTTTTAAAGTCAAAGCCGTTGCCGCAAATACTACCGTAGAGTTACTAACAGCCCCTCTAATAATTGAAGAGTCCGAAATACTAAAAGTAACCGCTGCTACAGCTAATCGACTACATGTAGTCGCTAGTTTTTTAGAGATTGGGTAGTCTTGATATGGCACGCATGGAAACTACAAACAGCGACGATAAAGAGCTACAAAGTGCTGATATTATAGTTAAGGTACTTGACCAAATTGGCGTTGGGGATATGTCTATCGCTACCGCGCTGGCTATTATAGCTAAAGAAGGCACGCTTGATACTGCCGACACCGTTCAATTTGGTAATACGGTATTTCTAGCAAATCGTGGTGTAGGGGCTAACAAAAACAAGATGGTAGGCCGTGCTTTCAACGTAGACACAGGTAAAAATTATCTTAACAACTGCCTAGAGTATATGGAGTACCTACGAAAGAAAGGTATAACTCACTTTAACACTTCATTTAGTGGATCTGAAGTGTTGAAGTTAATGCAACTAATACAACGAATGATAAAGAAGAATACAGATAGCAGAGTATATATTGGAGAAGATGCTAAAGGAGATTATCTAGTTTATTTTAAAGTTGGTAAAGACCCTATACCGAGGATTGCCTAGATGTCTGCTGTTATTGACGTTGTTACTAAGCCTATAAAGTGGGTAGGTGATGCAATAGAGGATGTTGTTGAGTTTGTTGTAGATGATATCCTTGAACCAGTAGTAGATATGGTTGGTGGTGTCGTCGAGGGGATGTTGGATGACCCGATTACAACCATTGCTTCTATCGCTGCTATTGCTACCGGAAATGCTTGGGCGATACCTATTATACAAGGAGCCAGTACCGCTATACAAGGTGGTGATATTAAAGACATCGCTATAGCTGTAGGTTCGTCCTATATAGGCGCTCAAGTTGGTCCTATGATAGGTAGCGCGGTTGGTAGCGAAGTTGGTAGCGAAGTTGGTAGTGCAGTAGCAGGAAATATTGCTGGGCGAGCTGCTGCCGGAGCTGTTCGAGGTGCGATTACAGCAGCAGCTACTGGGGGGGATGTTGGTAAAGCCGTATTAAGCGGGGCTATGAGTGGCGCTACTGGCGCGGCTCTTTCGGGAGGTACGTCGTACCTAAAGGATAGTATTAATATCGCAGCCGCAGAAGCAGCCGTTGATGGTACGGGGTATGGTTCGGCTGATGTCGGAATGGATTACTTTGAGAGTAACGCTTTCATTGAGAATATTAATTCCGCAACAGAATCTATTGGTTTTCAGTTGTCGGATATAGTTGATACTTGGGATGATCTACCAGAAATTGTACAAGATGTTATTACGAGTGGTGCTGGAACAACGGCGGCTAGTTTAGTTACAACAGGAGAACTACCGAGTGAGAGAGAGCTAGCTAGTGTTATTACGTCTGCTGCTGTCTCTTCAAAAGCTATTAGCAGCTACCTTGCAAATAATACAGGCATATCTGAAATAGCTGCGGCGCAAATAACTAAGGTTATAAGTGATGTTTCTAGAACGGCTTATACAGGCGCAGATCCGTATGAAGCATATAAAGCTAGCCTTTCCGGTGTATTTCAAAAAGACTTAAACAACGCTATAAACAAAGTTACTAGCGGGGGTCTAAAGGCTGCATTAGACAACATAACTGGCAGTACAGCTACGTATGAAAACAGCTTACAAACAGCAAGCGAAAATGCGTTAAGTGTTGATGTATCTGCCGAAAGTGTTAACGAACTAATATCTAAAGCTGAAGCTATTAAAGCCGGAAAATTCAACATTGAAAGTATAGGGTTCTACGGTTACGCAGATTGGCAGCGAGATAGAGATACCTATCAAAATAGTGATGGTTCTACGGCGGGAGTGCAAGCTCTTGAACGTCTTACAAAATGGAATGAGGTATACAGCGAAACAATAGCTCCTCTATCAGATCTTCGTGCTGAATATGACAATAACGTAAATATGTATACCGTATCGGTAGACGCAGTTAAAAAAGCGGAAGAGGGTATGTTTACGAGTCAACAGTATCTAGATACTGTTAGTACACCATTATTTGAAGTAGCAAATAAGTCTTTTACAACAGCACTACGCCCCGAGTTTAACGAGGGGGAATATAGAGAGCTTTATAGTATTCCGTCTAACGTTGATGCTCACGCCCATTGGCTTGCTACAGGTCGCTCAAACTTTACGAACAAACAAGAATTCGATACACGAATAAACGACACATTACGGGAAAAAGTTTATGATGTGGCATTTTCTCAAGAAGATAAAAAATGGTCGAGCATGGAGGGCTATTCAGAGTTTGAAAATGGTCTTGTAGCTGCAGCAAGAACAGCAATCGGGAATGATCTAGAAGCAGCAAAAAATCTTAATTTGTCCGCAGATCCAGCTCTTACTCCGGCTATAGCGGCTATAAATGCTTATGTTAACAGTGTACCCGATATACCTAGTATGTCTGCTGTAGAACGAGTCGCTAAACCGATAGGTAAGACTCCCGGCACTACGGATGCCGATATAGCTTCAGGTAAAGCTCGTCTAATCCGAATAAACCAATCACTTAACTACGCGGCTTCTGCGTCCGGTAGAGATCAGGCCCTTCAATTTACGACTGGTGATATTAATTGGACTAAACTTACCTTTAACCCAAATTATAATACTGAAACTCGTACAGTATACAGTCCGTCTGAGAACAAATTTATTGTACTAGATAAAGACGGCGTAGAGAAACAGAGGCTAGAGGCTGGTGGAAACGTACAACCCGATGGTACTATTGTTCCCGCCGACGACAGGGGCGTAGTTTTTGGCTCTCCGCTGCAATCCCTACCGCCCACTTTGCAACAAGTAGCTAAGATAAATCCTCTTATAGCAATAGATACTGCAGGCAAACTAAAATTGAACGAAGAGGAGTATAGCAAACTAGACTTCGTCTCTCGTGGCCTCGTAGATCTTTCTATAGGTGTTAAAAATACCATTGAATATCTAGACACTAATAAAGTCAAAATTAAGGAAACATACGGGATTGATGTAGGTAACCTAGATGGGGTTCGTACAAACGCAGGTACTGCATTAGGGGCTGGCGGAGAACTATTAAACGGCTTTAACGGGATTGTTAGTTTCTTCCGTAATAGCCGGAATAACCCCATAGACGCCCGAACAACCGATCTGGGTAAGGCTACTCAAGCAATGATTGGTATTGCTACGGCTACACAGCCAGAAGACTACAACAAATTAGTAGGAGAGTGGAACAAAAGCTATCAAGATGCTGAAGGTATTGTAGGAACTCTTCAAGCTATTGGTGGGGGATTGCTCGATCCTAAGTACAGAAGCGTGGTGCTAAGAGAAGTAATAGCTAAAGAAATTATACAGGAACTACCATTACTGCTTCTTTCTGGCGGTGTAGGCACGGGGATTAAAGCTGGAATTAAAGGTGGAGCGTATATTGGTAGGCAGGCAGGCAGAGAGTTTGCGGAGGAGACGGTTAAACAAGTCTCTCAAAAATGGGGTAGTCGCGCTGCGTGGACATCAAACGCCGGATTACAGACATTAGAAACTGCTGGTGCTACTGCCGGTGAAACGTTTGCTGTAACGTATGATGAGTTGATGAAGCTGCCGGGTATGACAACGGAAGCAGCGTCAGCTAGAGCGCAGGAATATGCTATAACTAACGGCCTTATGGCAGCGGCCATAGAAGGCGTTGCAGGCCGTGTGTTTGATCCCGGTCACAAATTTGTATCGAGTATTGTCGGCGGTAAAAATATGAAGTACGCCCTCAATAACTTAGGTAAGAAAGCTACCGGTATTGCAGGTGAAGGTGTTTCAGAAGCGGTAGAAGAAGGCGCGTCCGCCTACTTTAACTATCAAGCCGTAAAAGAGATAAACCCCGATTCTGATCTGTTTAAGCCGGGTGGGGCGTACAGTGATTTAGGTAATCTCTTGACTGCAAACTCTACGTTAGGATTTTTAGCAGGCACTGGAACTTCCTCTTCTATTATAGCTGCGGGCAGCGTGTATAACGCACTTTCCGGGGGAGAACCCAGACCCCCGTCACCGTTTGATACGCCGGGGGGAGGGCCAACAGATACTGACCCAACGCAACCTAAAACCCGTAATACAAACAACGTTTTAGGTAACGCGCTTGTAAACCTTAATCCCGCTATAAACCAAGCTGCTAACTATGCTGGATCGCCAGACCCAGAAGTGCGTGCTGCTGGTGAAGCTACTATTAAACAAACGTTTGGGTATGATGCGGACTATCAGTTTGATGGAACCACTCTAGATGCAACTCAAGATCCTGATGGTGTATTTAGGTTTAACACTGCTGTAGACATACTTAACTCTGCTAACAACAACAGTTACAACACGCTCAATGAAGTTCAGTCTGGGTTCTCGGGGAACACAGCGGACGTTCCGTTTGTACCTTCTTCTACGGATATTCAACGGTTCGTAGGCACTGCACCTACTGTAACCCAAACACCAAACACGTTACCGGCAACTAGCAGTAATATTTTGCAGGCGGGTATAGACGACTACATTAACCAGAACTACACTGATGCAAATGAAGTAACTAATTATTTTGCTAGTCTTGGGTATACACCTACACAGGCAGAAATAAACCAGAATGTAGGTCAAACTCTACAAACTCAACAACTTGCGACTATTGATTCGTATGTAGATCCCCGTCAGACAACAACTGATGAAGTGCTAAACTACTTTACTAGTCTTGGGTACAACGCCGAAGAGGCTGAAGCCGCGTTATTTGCAGGTCAGGGCGATGTTGATTTCCAAACTACACAGCTTGCAACTATCAATCCTTACGTAAATCCACGTCAGGTTACGCGACCCGAAGTAGAACAGTTTTTTGCAGCCCAGAATTACAAACCTACAGAAGACGATATTACCCGGTATATATCTCAAGCTAACGACCCAAATTTCCAAACAACACAAGCCGGGTTGCTTGCTGAAGAGGTTGACCCACTAGTGGTTACGGAAGGCGAAGCTAGAACTGCTTTTGAAACGGCAGGATTCTTTGATGCTTTGCCTGCCGATGTAACACGTTTAACGGGGCAATACGCCGAAAGCGATCTTGGTGGACGTGTACAAGAAGCTCTGCCTGTTGCTGCCTATAACAGCATTGCTAATATGCTAGGTAAATCGGGGCAAGAAGTTACGGATGCCGATATAGATTTTGTTACAGATATTATAGCACAACAAGAAGTGTTAACAGAACCTACGCCACTTACTCAACAGCAGATACAATATGATGTAAATGCCGATAATGTAATAGATATTGCTGACCAAACTATGTTACAACAAGTTAAAGCTGGTACCGTACCGCAAACGCAGTTATCCCCTAATAGTCAGTTTGCTGCTACAGGTATACAAGGTCAGATGCAACAGCAGATGCAGCAGATGCAGATGCAGCAGCAAATACAGCAACAGATCCAGACACAGGAAGCTGATAGGGTAAAAAGGCAAACGGAACAAAATCAACAGGCTTATATGCAACAGTTACTTGAAACGTCACCCGTAGAAGTTAAAACGCCAGATGTTGCGAGTATTGACTATGTGTATGATCCTTTTGGTGAGAGTATATTCGCTACACCACAGCAAGAAGCAGGTTTCACTAACCCTTTTAAGCAACGTAATGCAGCACAGGGTGGGATTGTAAGCGCTCTAGGAGGTAGATAATGACTTGGTTTGATGATCTTTTAAGTAGCGGTGGTGCTGAAAAACTTATTAATTTAGGTATTGGCGCTGGGGCAGAGTATTTTGGTCTAAATGATCCGAAAGTACAAAAAGTAGGGTACCAAGGCGAAATTCCCAGCTATGATGTGCTACGAGAGCGCGTGCCGGGTACATATGACCCTACCCGCCGCCCCGGAAGTAGCGGTCAAAGGTACTTTACCGAACCAAGATTTATACCAAGAGGTACACTTCCTGCATCTATGAGTGCAGAGGGGCTTGCCGCATTAAACACTAACAACCCGGCACGGCAGGCACGTCCTGTTGGTACCGGTATGGCCGGAGGAGGTATTGCTCAACTTAGAGAAGGTAAGTATCTTAACGGCGCTAGTGATGGTATGGCGGACGAGGTGCCTGCAAGCATCGAAGGCGAACAGGAAGCAATGTTGAGTGATGGTGAGTTTGTTATCCCGGCTGATGTTGTAAGTCACCTTGGTAACGGTAACTCAGATGCTGGCGCTAAAACGCTATATACTATGATGGATCGTATTCGTAAAGCTCGTACCGGCACGACAAAACAGGGTAAAGAGATTGATCCTGCCAAGTTCTTACCGGCGTAGGAGGTAAATATGTCAAATGACGTAACAGATAGTAACATAACAACCGCGCAGGGTACTGCAGCGGCTACGGCTCCTGAGAGTATAATCGGTCAGAAAACTGGCGCCGAATCCTCCCTTTCTAACTGGGTTGGCCCTTATGTAACGGAGATGCTTGGGCGTGGACAGGCTGTATCCGATATGCCCTACCAAGCATACACAGGGCCGCTTAGTGCGGGTCAAAGTGCGCCTCAGACTGCTGCATTCCAAGGCATTGCTAACTTAGCAGTACCTACAGAACAGATGACAGCCTTCACACCGCAAACATTTGGCACAGAGCAAGCTACGCAGTACATGAACCCGTACGTGCAGAACGCATTACAACCCCAACTAGACGAACTAGACCGGCAGCAGCAGCTTAAACGTATTGATAACGCAAGTAGGTTAAGCCGCGCTGGGGCATACGGTGGTGGTCGTCAAGCTGTTATGGAGTCGGAGCTTGATCGTTCTTACCTTGATAAAGCCTCAGAGATTACTGGGTTAGGGTATCTTGATGCTTACAATAAGGCCCAACAGCAGTTTAACACTGAGCAAAATCGCGCTATGCAGGCACAGAATCAGACAAATACGTATGGTCTAAATGCTCTACAGCGCCAAGCAGATTTAGGTGGTCAACAACGAACTATCGAAGCTGAAGGTATTGCGGCTGATAAAAAGCAATTTGAAGAAGAGCAAGCGTTCCCGTATAAACAAGTGCAGTACCAGCAATCACTTTTGCAGGGTCTACCTCTTGCTGCTCAAAGCTACAGCTACGCGCAACCTAGTGCTCTCGCTAATATACTTGGTGGTGCTTCTGGGGCACAGGGGTTAACACAAAGTATTCTAGGAAAAGGTGGTGTTAGTGGCCTTCTTAGCGGTCTGTTTGGTAGCGGCACTGACACTGGCGGCTATAACGCAGCGGCGACTAACGCAACGTCAGATTACTTTGGTAGTGGTAGTGGGATGGGTGTAAACGACTCATTCAGCGCGTTTTAGAGTAAGGATTTAATTATGTCTATTGACCGTATGGTGCAAGAAAAAGCGGATGCGTACCGGAATAATCCTGCCGCGTTACAAAAAAACTACCAGATGAACCAAGATCTTATGGATCTATTGGCGTTGCAAAAAATTAAGTCTGAGAAAGACGCTGCAGCTAGAGAGTTGCAACTGTCTATGGAACAGAACCCGCAGACTGTAGCTCAACAGCGTGGAGAAGAAGCTGTAGGGCGTACTAAAGACGATCTTATTAAGCAAGTAGGCGGCGTTGCTCAACAAAACCAACGTCAACAGCAACAGAATATACAGAGAGCAGGCGCAGGCGCTCCTCCCGCAGGCGCTCAAATGACCGGCGTTGCGGGTCAATCAGCACCGAATATGGCTAATATGGCAGGTGGTGGTATTGTTAGTTTTGCAAACGGGGATAAGGTTGAAAGCGAAGCCGCTAAAGCCGCTATGGATTTAGCTAAAAAACTTTTAGCAAAAGGTGGGGTTTCTGAAGAAAGATTTATGAATATGACGGAGGCCGAACAAAAGCAAGTTCTGGAAACTTTAAATATTCCTATTGCAGTGGCTAAAGGAGATGCAGGTCCACTTAATATAGCCACAACAGCGGCAGCCGCCGCTTACGATGCCGCCGCAGCACCACAAAAAATTGCGGGTAGGGTATACGGCGCTGCTATGAGAGGTTTAGGTCTCAGAGATGCGGCAGCACCAGATCCTCTTCAGAAAAGAGGAGGAAGTACTTCATGGACACCCGCTATAGACGCGATGAACAAGGCTGCACGTCAAAATTATGTAGCTATGGGTGACTTGAGACAGCCAAATACCGACGCGGCTATTGCTGAAGCAAGTGACCAAGCCGCAGCAGGTAATGTAGGTGTTGCTCCCGTAACCTCACCACCGAATATGGCTAATAACGCATCTCTTAATCCTAATGTAGTAGGTGGAGCTACTGACTTTAGTGTGCCCCCACCTATACCAAACACTGGCGGTATCTCTACCGCATACTCACCGATTACGGCTCCTGTTATAGATGAGAATGCAGTAAAGAGAGGTAGAACAGTAGGCTATAGAGGCCAAGCAGTTAATCCCGCACGCATAGCAGATATAACCGGGAAAGAGCAAGGTATCTACGCTAGGAATCTTAGAGAACAAAACAGAGATTCTGAGGCAGAAAGACTTGCTCGCCAAGCACAGGCTGATACATTCCAAAACAGATCTGGTATTGCCAGAATACGCGAAGAACAAACACGACAGCAACGAGACTTAAACGAACGTAGCACGGCCAGCAGGAAAGATAACCGGTTCTATGATCTTCTCGCTCGTTCTGGAGGCCAAGGCGCTCTTGCTAATATCGGACGCGCTGCCTCGGATATGCGCCGAGGAGACCAAATGCAGGATCAACTAGATCTCGCTAACGTATTTGCACGTGAAGATCTGGGTGTTAAAGACGACTTAGCAGTTAGTGGTCGGTCGATGGCTTCAGGCGACAAACAATACGAACTATCTGAAAATGCTAGAAAACAGGCGGCTGTAAATAATCAACAATTAGTCAGCAATATGCGGACTAATTTGACTAAAGACGCGATTGGGTTCTTACAAGCAGATACTGCAAATCTATCGGAAGATGCTCGATACCGGAGAGACCTGATAGGTGTGCTAATAGCTAACGCTGGTAATAAATTAAAAGGCGATATTGCTAACATGCAGGGTGGGTTAGAGGCAGAAGCAAACTCTATTAAGTCTATGATAGGTCAAGCTAAAAATAGAAGTTCTTGGGTAGAAGTAATTGATAAAATTGAATTCAACATTTCTAAATACAACCAGATGTATGATAAGTTAATTTCTGATGCGTTACAAACTGATCCTAGGCTGCGTGCGTTAGAGACTGCTGGTAAGCCAAAAGATCTAGAAAAAGCAAAACAACTTCGAGAAGAAATAAAGACGCAGTGGCGTAGCCTTGCCGATGCTACGCTTAAAACCTACAACTCGCTCAAGATGTACTCTCTTCAACAGTCGGGTATATTAGCCAATATGCCTGCTGGTGGGTCTGGGTCTGGGTCTGGTTCTGGTTCTGGTTCTGGTTCTACGCCGGGTAGAGTCATTGGTTCTAGACCTGTGTCGCCGTAGTAAAAGAGCAAAATATGGCTGATCGTATTTACGAAGTAGATGGCGGCGACGGCAGAATCTACGAAGTACAAGCCCCTGAAGGTGCTTCAGAGGGAGAAATTCTGTCTATTGTTCAGATGGAACAATACAAGGCGCTTGGCGGAACTTCCCGAACAGAGCCAGAAGAACCAGAAAAATCAGAAGAAGAAAAACGGAGGCGGCTCGGTTCGATTCGCCAAGAAGAGGGTCTATTTTCTACTGGTGTTGGTAGGGGTATTGATCTACTCCAGCAAATGTATGGGTCTGCGGTTGAAGGTGTTGGAGGTGTCACCGGACTTGAAGGGCTAGAGCGGTACGGAACAGATATAGTAGAAGAAAACAGGCGGCAGCTAGAAGAAACCGCTGGTGCTACTCGTAGCACTAAAGATATTGACGGTCTTGGCGGGCTTGCAGATTACGCGGCTGCAACCTTTGGAGCGCAAGTTCCTCAATTAGGTAGCACACTGGCTGGTGCCGGTGCTGGATTTTTAGTGGCTGGCCCTGTTGGAGCCGTAGTTGGTGGTATAGCCGCTAACCTGCCGTTCTTCTATGGGTCTAATCGTGAAGCCCAGAAAGAAGAAGTTGCGGCGGGTAACCTACAAGAAGTATCCGAAGGTGCGGCGGCACTTACAGCAATACCACAGTCTATTCTTGATTTCATAGCAGATAGATTTCTTATTGGTGGGTTTACAAGTAAAGCCGCTATGGGCGGGGGTATATTTACCAGAGGTGCTAAAGGTGTTGGCGCGGGTGTAGTTACAGAAGTACCCACCGAAATTGGTCAGCAGGTATTAGAACGACTCCAAG